CTTGAGCTCCATCAGTTCCTTGAGAACCTGTTGTTCCTTGAGAACCTGTTATTCCTTGAGAACCTTGAATACCTTGAATACCTTGAATTCCTTGAATACCTTGTATACCTTGAGCTCCATCAGTTCCTTGAGAACCTGTTATTCCTTGAGAACCTTGAATACCTTGAGCTCCATCAGTTCCTTGAGAACCTGTTGTTCCTTGAGAACCTGTTATTCCTTGAGAACCTTGAATACCTTGAGCTCCATCAGTTCCTTGAGAACCTGTTGTTCCTTGAGAACCTGTTATTCCTTGAATACCTTGAGAACCACTAATACCTTGTATACCTTGAATTCCTTGAGTTCCTTGAGTTCCTTCACCTGTTCCTACTATAATAGAACCTGTTAAATTTGAACTATTTATAGAACCTGTTAATTCTGTACTCATATTTATTCTTTATTTTATTTATATATTCATTATTATAATGAATTAGTAGTACTAAAAGTATTAGGACTATTAACAGTAATACTTCCACTCCCACTATCAAATGTTCCATTTATTAATAATGCTGTAGTTGTTACAGAATCACCCAATCCCGATATTTCAGATTCACATCTAATATCTACAGTATCATTATAATCTATATTAGGTACCTGCTCATTAGTTCCAGTATTTGTACTTGTAAATTGAGCAACCTGTTGCCAAGCTCCACCATTTTTTCTATAATATACTGTTGCAGTACAATTTCCGGTAATTACACAAGAAGCTTGAAAATTAAGGTCAATTACATCACCTTCTTGTCTTCCAGTAATTATTACATTTCTAAATCCATCATCAGGATTAGAACCTTCGCCATAATCTGTAGTTCCTTCAAATTCTATATCAATATCTGAAGGAGAAGTTGTTATAATAGGAATATGATTAAAAGATACAGCATTACCTTTTAATATATGATTAAATGTAACTATCTTTTCAAGAGGTATATGATTAAAGGATTGTAATGTTCCCATTTATAATTATTTATTTTTATCCTATTATTACAAAATCTGGTGAAGGATTAAATATTAAACTATTTGTACCTGTTGCAGTTCCTAATACTTGTACACAAGTTCCATCAGTAGAAGGTTCTGCTGATTGAATTTCACCTGCAACATTACTTGCATAAACAGGATATCCGATTTCATTAAAATTATATACTGCAGAATTTTTATGAATACCATAAATTAAAAATGAATATTCTATATCAGCACTTAAAGTACCTGAACTTGCATTAATTGCTATTACAGGCATATATGTTGAATTATCTGCATCTGCCATATAAACTTTACCATCAGATTTCATATAAACTGTATCTCCTATACCTATACTTTCTCCAGCTATGAAATAACTAAATATTCCTTCTGCATCAGTATTTGGAAGTGTAATAGATGAATCTACTAATATTGATAATAAACCTTGTGTACCTTGAGAACCTTGAGCACCTTGTGTTCCTTGTCTTCCTTGAGTTCCTTGAGCACCTTGTGTACCTTGTCTTCCTTGAATACCTTGTCTTCCTTGTATACCTTGTCTTCCTTGAATACCTTGTCTTCCTTGTGTACCTTGAGCACCTTGAGCACCTTGTGTACCTTGTCTTCCTTGTATACCTTGAGCACCTTGAGCTCCATTAGGTCCTGTTAGGCCTGTTAAACCTTGAATTCCTTGAATTCCTTGTGAACCGATAGTTCCTTGTGCACCTCCAATATTTGCTTGAAGTTCCCAAGTAGTAGGACCTGTTTTCTCAAATAAATCATCATTACTTATATTAATATATAAATCTCCAATTTCTCCTAATTCACCATCAGGAGTTCCTTCACCTTGATGAATACTTGAACCTGTAGCACCTGTAGTTCCTTGAGTACCTGTTATTCCTTGAATACCTGTAATACCTTGAATACCTTGAGAACCAGCTCCTGTTAAACCTTGAATACCTTGAAGACCTTGAATACCTGTAATACCTTGAGTTCCTTGAGCTCCATTAGGTCCTGTCATACCTGTTAAACCTTGAATACCTTGAGTACCTTGAGAACCAATAATACCTTGTGTACCTTGAATATTACCTTGATTTTCCCAAGTAGTAGGACCTGTTTTTTCAAATAAATCCCAATTAGATTCGTTTATATAAAGGTCTCCTATTTCACCATCACCTCCATCAGGTACACCAGCATCCAATGTTATACTTGAACCTGTAGCACCTGTATCTCCTGTAATACCTTGAATACCTTGAATACCTTGAATACCTGTAATACCTTGAATACCTTGAGAACCAGTTCCTGTTAAACCTTGAATACCTTGAAGACCTTGAATACCTGTAATACCTTGAGTTCCTTGAGCTCCATTAGGTCCTGTCATACCTGTTAAACCTTGAATTCCTTGAGTACCTTGAGAACCAATAATACCTTGTGTGCCTTGAATATTACCTTGATTTTCCCAAGTAACAGGACCCGTTTTTTCAAATAAATCCCAATTAGATTCGTTTATATAAAGGTCTCCAATTTCACCATAGCCTTCTGAAGGCACACCAGCATCCAATGTTATACTTGTACCTTGAGGACCTGTATCTCCTGTAATACCTTGAATACCTTGAATACCTTGAATACCTGTAATACCTTGAGTTCCTTGAGCTCCATTAGGTCCTGTCATACCTCTAATTCCTTGAATTCCTTGAATACCTTGAGAACCTAAAATACCTTGTGTACCTTGAATATTACCTTGATTTTCCCAAGTAACAGGACCTGTTTTTTCAAATAAATCCCAATTAGATTCATTAATGTACAAATCTCCTATTTCGCCATAGCCTTCTGAAGGCACACCTGCATCCAATGTTATACTTGTACCTTGAGGACCTGTATCTCCTGTAGTTCCTTGAATACCTTGAATACCGCCTCCAGAAATATCTATAACAACAAAGTTCCCATCAAATCCTAATGAAATATCTTTTCCTTCTTTAACACCAAAATTTTCATTTGGTGCTATCTTAGTAACTGAACCACCACCTTCATAATTTTCATATCCCCAATTCATTACAGTATCTACTGAAACATCTATAACAACAAAGTTTCCATCAAATCCTATTGATGTATCTACACCTTGTTTAATACCAAAATTTTCATTTGGAGCTACCTTAGTAACTGAACCACCACCTCCAATATTCTCATATCCCCAATTCATTATAGTATCTACTGAAACATCTATAACAATAAAGTTTCCACTAAATCCTATTGATGTATCAAAACCTTGTTTAATACCAAAATTTTCACCAGGTGTTATAGATGTAAATGAACCTCCACTACTTGCATTTTGATATCCCCAATTTAATCCATAAAATGCAGCATTTAATGAAGTATCAATTCCTAATTCTAAATTATCTATATATGTTCTATTATAATAAATAGCACTATGATCATCATCACTAAGACCAGTTAATTGTCCGTGATCACCTGCAGATGCTGGAACTACATTATTAGATATTACAGTACTATGTCCATCTATTGATGATAATTGATATTCACAAAAACAAAAATATGATGTATTAGTACTTACTAATTCTTCTAAACTTAATTTTACAAAACCTGATCTATAATTTCTATCATAATCAATAATCTTAAATACTTTTCCAGTTTCTAATTTGATTATAGAATTAGGTTCTATATTTAAATCATTATCATATATTTCTAACTGTACATAATCTCTAAAATATTGACTATTATTTAATGTTATTCTTGAATATAATTCTTGTAATAATCCTGATGCATCTCCATTATCTAACATCCATACAGATGATAAATCATCAATACCACCAATTGTAATAGATGATAATTCATTTATTGCACCTCCATCACCAAAGTATAATTCTTCTTCTAAAGTATCTTGATTAATTGATATATCACCAATATATAATTTATCATATACAACATCTGTTGTTTCTTCACCATCTACAACACAAATTTTAGTTAAATGAAAGTTTCTCATATAAATATTCATATTACTAAATACTTCCGGAGCAAGAAACTCTATATATAATTCATAATCTTGTGTTGATGTAATCTTCCAACCTGATGTTAATAAACTTTCAAATGAAACCCAAGTATTGGTTGTTGTTCTTGGATAATAATAATGGTCTGTTGCAACACCCCAATTACCATCTGCAGGTTTAATCCATATATTAAAAAATAATGCTGTATCAGGTTCTGCAGGAGGATCGCCAGGAATTTCATCACATCTTATATCAAATGAACATCTCATATATTCATTTCCATTTTGATATGTTGCACCAAACGGATCTGTGATAGCTATTGAACAATCTAATGATGCATTATCATTAAATAAATTAATAGTTCCTTCAGGACTTTCATTACTTGAAGGAAAATTAAGTGTCCAAGGTGACCCAACACCTTCCCAATTATTAAGATCATTTACTAATTCATCACCTGTTTCTTTATTATGTAAAGTGATTTTATGCTTTCTAAGAGGTCTAATTTTAGAGTAATTAGAAGACCATTTAACATTATAATTTGATACATCTAATGTAATATTTGAAGCACCTGATGAAGATAATGAAAGGTCTGACCAATTATATGTAAATCTATAACTATCTCCTTCATTATAATTTGTTATACAATATTCTCCTTCATTTTGTTTTAATACACATTTAAAAGGTCTTAATAATTTTTCTATTACTTTATAACAATTATCAAATGTTTTATATCCATCTTTAATTTCATATAATCTTCGACTATCAACATATGATTCTTTTAATGCACATTCAGTACTGAGCATATAATCCATTTCATATGTTCCTAATTGAACTTTAATAGGTAATTCTATTCCAGTTTCATTAAGTGCAGTTTTAATTATTTCTAAAATTGTATATCTATTGTCTGTTATTCCAAACTCAATATCTTTTAAATCTGCTAATCCATCAATAGCTTCTAAATTGATAAATCTTTTCTTATGAATATATTCTCTTGTAAGATTTTCAGGCTTAACATATCCTTCCCATATTAATTCACTTGTATCATCATTATAGAATCTTAATTTATAGTCTTTATAATCACTATCAAAAATATCACTATAATCATCTCCAACATCTGCATTCTCTAAAAAACTAAATGTTAATGAACTACCTATAACAGGATTATACTTTCCTTTAGTTCCGGATGATGAAATAATAACAGGATAAGGGTTCTTTTTAGTAATGGTAGTTACTCCTCCTGAATAATCTTCTTTAAGTAATTGTATTTTATAAGTCCTTGCTGCTTTTGTATCATCAAAATAAGCATCATATTTAACACCATATGCCATATTTAATAACTATTATTTTTTGTTCTTTCTGCTTCATCTAAAATGAATAATAAATCTCTACCAGCAACTCTTGCTACTAATTGTTGTGTATTATTTTTTGAAGCTAAAATAGATTCTAATTTATCTAATGGAGCTATAATTTCAGGATTTGAACTTGCACCAGCATATTCACCAACTAAACCAAGCGTAGGTCCATAAGCTATTGCTCCTGTTGCAAACTCAGGAATTAAAGTATTAAATGCTGTTGAAGCCAAACCTGCTGCTAATGCTGCAAATACAGGTATAAGAAAAGGTGCTATTTTTATTGCAGGATTCTGTAATGCTGCGGTAATAGCTCCTGCCACACCTTCTGCAATTAATCCAGATATAACTTCTCTAATTGTATTTAATGCTTGTTTACCATAATCTTTAAATGATTTAGCACCTTTTGATAAACCATTAGATAAATTACTTAATGCATTTGCAATTGTATCTGTAAGATATGCGAATAACTCTTGAGAACTTATTGCTGTATTTTCTAATAATTCTCTAACATTCTTAATTGCTTCAGTCCATACATTTTCAAATAATGTCGCTCCTGTAGTCATTGGACCAGCTTCAATTGTAGGTGCAAAAGTCATTGGTACTAATTGTGATGTATCTACACCTTCAACTTCAGTACCTACTTTTATTTTTTGTATTTCATTAGCTTTTTTAAGTGCTTCAAGAGCCTTTTCTCTTGCTGCAGCTTCTCTTTCAGTAGTTCCAGCAATTTCTTCTTGTCTATTCTTTAATTCTCTTACTTTATCTAATTCATCTTTTCTAACATCAAGAATATGAGCTCTTGCTTCAGCTTCTGCTTTATCATCTTCATATGTATTATCACCAAGTGCATTCTTTTCTTGTAATATTCTTGCTTCTTCTTCAGCTATAGCTAACTTTTCAGCACTTAATTCTTTTTGCATTTCTATTGCTTTTGCAGTTGCTTCTGCTCTTTCTTGTGTTGTTAATGTTTTATCAGAACTTATTTCTACAAGTCGTGCAATTTCGTGTCTTAATTCAGCTTCTCTTTCTATAAATGCAATTTGTCTCTTTTTAAGTTCATTTTCAGCATCTGCTAAAGCTCTTCCTTCCTTATAATTATTCTTTATTTCTTCACCAATCTTTGAAAAAGCTTCTTTTGCCTTTTTTGCAGCGGCTGCAAAATTTCCTTGCATTAATAAAGTTAAAGCCTCTCCTAATAGATTTATCCGATGCATAACAGTAGAAATAACTGCCTTTATTCCTCCTAATGCTTTATTAAATATATCTGCTCCTTTTTTAGTATTCTTAAAAAATGATATTAGTGAACCTAATGCTACCACAAGTGCTCCAATACCAGTAGAAATTAAGGCTATTTTCATTATTTTTAATGACCCCGAAAATCCTGTAACAGCACCTGCAGCCTTTCCAATTCCTGCTGTAAATTTTGAAAATCCAGGTATAACTTTATCTATTGATCTTGATGCTTCTTGAAAAGTACTTGAAATTGTTTTTCCTAATTTCTTAGATTCTTTTCCTGCCTTTCCCATAGCAGCTTTTGACTTATCAAGTCCTTTTTGTAACTCCGCACTATTAGCACGTAATCGGAGCATTAAATCTGCCATTACTTTACCCATAAACTTATATTTATTTTAATATATATTCTTTATAAATTGATATTTGTATTACCATTTAATTTCTTTTGAGATATAATAGGTTTGTTAATAATATTCTGCCATTCTTCATAAGACATAGTTATATCTTTATCAGACTTTTGTTTCTTTTCCCAAAAGAATGGCCATACATCTTTTTTAAATCTATCATATGTAATTTTATCTTTCTTTGCTAATTGAATATTTATAAGGAGATATGCTTGAATTCTTGAACGTTCCCAATCAGCTCTAAATTTTGAATCTTCACTCTGTATATAATAATATAAAACGCCAGATAATTCTTGAGGTGTATATTCTAAGAATTGATCTGGCGTAAGATTTATGCGTGATGCAGCAATAACGAAAATATCGCTAATTGTTTCTATTTTTTTTTATTATCCTTACTTTTATTATCCTTACTTTTATTTTCACTCAATATTTCTTCTTGCATATCTACTAAAGATTTACCAAAATGAAATAATGCTCTTTGAAACTCAAAATAACATTCATCAAGAATCCATACAGCATCATCCTTTTTAAGTGTAAGTTCCTTTTTTGCCATTTTATGACCTGCTACTAAAGAATACCAAAGTATTAATTGTTGACTTTCAATATTTGTATCAAGCTCTTCAAGAGATAATCCTGTTTCCTTTTGTGCCATCATAAGCACATAATAAGATATTCTTATAGGATATTTTTCCCCTTGATAGGTAATATATTCTACCATAGTTCTATTTTATTTTTTTAAGCAGATGCTGTTTGCTCTGTAAGTGCACCATCACCACTAATTTCTCCTGAAAATGTTACACCTGCACCAGTTCCACCATCCATAGATACACTTGCCAAATAACCACCACCTGACCAATACTTATTTGAAGCCACATCAGGAAGAACATAAACAGAAACAGATGCATCAGACATTATAGATGACATTAAATCTTCTATTCCTTTAGTACCTGCAGCTTTAGCGGTTGTTTTAATTACCATACCTGAAAAGGAAATACTCCAATTATATAAATCAGGAATCTTTTCTTTTGATGATGATGTCATACAAGCTATTTCAATTATGTCTTTATTAACGCTAAGACTAAAATCCGTAGCACATCCTAATGTTGAACCGTCAATAACTATTGACATTTGTTTTGATAATAAATAATTACTCATATTATTAAATTATTTTTTGTTTACTTTATTTATATATTCATCTTCTGAAATATAAGTCTTTACACTTAATGTAATTCTCATTCTATCTTCACATTTTCTTATACTTTCTGAAATTTCTTCTTCTTTAATATTTAAGGTTTTCCAATTTATTTTACATTTCTTCTTTTTAGCTTCAAGAATTGCTAAATCTTTAAGATATTGAATAGTTTCATCTTTAATATTTTGTACTCTTCTATATTGTATAGCATTTATATATATTTCCTTTATTATCATCTGTTTTTTACTTATTTATGTAGAATATATACAATCAAAATTTAATGTATTCATATATATTCTTTTCTCTAAATCAAGAGTATGACTATCACCAGAAAATATTATATCAATAATTCCACCATATTCATTTCCGTGTAAATAGTCTACTAATCTATCGCTTATTGTTTCTAAATCTTCTGTACTGGTTGATATAATTTTTACAGAAAAAGCATAATTAGTAAATGCAATATCTCCATCCATACAAGATATTGCAGACGTTTTATTAAAAGAGTATACTATCCAATCTAAATCCAAATCAAAATTTTCAGGAAGATATTCATACTTAATACCACCATCACAATATGTATTTAATGAAGTATCATTAGTCATTAAGTGTAATATATCTGTAGCAAAACTCATTATGTTACTTTATTTAATCTTTTAAGTCTTCTTTTTAAAATCTTTTCAACTTCAGAACCAAAATCTTCATTGAAAAATTCTATTATATCATCTATATTATCTAACATTGTAGGAATAGCGATATTTTTTCCTATAATTTGTCCTAATGTCTGTCCTTCTTTAAATGTTCTAAATTCTCCATTTATAGGTACAATCTTAGTTTCTTTTACAGTTCTAATCTTAGTTCCTTTTTCAGCAAATCTTAACCAATAAGAATCTGTAGTAATACCTGCATAAAATCCTAACTTATCTTCTTTATCACCTACTACTTTAATATTCTTCTCAGACTCTGCGCTATATGGTAATGCAGCTTTAAGAGGTTTTACAATATTTTGTGTTAATGACTTTCTTTCTACACCTTTTATAACAGCCACTAATAATTTAGGATCTAATGCTTCTAAAGCATCAATAACTTCACTTACGCCTTCTAATTCAAATGTTTCTTTATTCATCTTCAAACATTACTGTTATTAGTTTCAATCCTTCTTTATTACCAATCTCACTTATCTGATTAATTTTGTAATAATCACCATCATAGTATATCCTAAACTTATTTGTAATTTCTTTTGTAACACTATTATATCTAATTGTAAATTCTGTTGTATATTCAAGAAGTTCACCATCACTATACTGAACATTTCTATAAGGTGAATACATTGAAGCCCAAGTTTTAAGATAATCACTCCACGTAATAGTAGGAGAACCAACCGTATTTGTAGATTGAGCTCCTTGTTGAATTATTATTTGCTTATTTAATACTGAACTAATCATATTACCATCTTATAGCTTTAAAAGGCATTAAAATTCTTTCTACTACATCACTCTTTTTAATAGAACCTAAGGTATATGAGCTTCTTTCCATATCATATAAATTTCCACATTGTATTAAAATAGCCTGTTTTATTTCTTCAGGACATTCATTAGCATTATATCCTGTTATAAAATGAGTGGTAAATGTATAATCATTGCCACCTAAATATATGTCCCATTCTAATTCAAAATAATCATCATAAGTTTTCAATTCATAATCAGTATATAATGTTCCATTTATTGAAACATCAGTAATAGAAATTAAATTACCTTCATCAATTTGAACATAACTATTATAAAAGTCATATATGGTATAAGTATTCGTTGTATATGCTATATCTTTATCAATAAAATTTTCACAAAATCTTGTAGCAGCGGGTATTATCGCATCCTCAATATATTCATCATCATCAAAATTATTAGTATCAATTCTTAAATGTGATTTAACTTCTCTTAATGATACAGGATATGTTGATTTTGTTTTTGAAATATTATACATAGAAATGACATAATTTTAAATAGAGAGGAGTATTAAAACTCCTCCCTATGAATTTATATGAGAATAGTAAAGATTACCATCCAGCAGATACATCATCCAACCAAGCAAAAGCTCTTGAATTTGTGCATCCTGTATCAAACATTGCTACTGCAGTAATTTGAATTCTTCCTTGCTTAGCATAAGTATAAGGGTCAACTATAAGTTCAATTCCACCCCATTGACCAATAGCCATTCTTGAGAAATCTCCGAAGTAAACTGAATTAGCATTTGCAGCAGGAACTCCATAAGCAGAATAACCATTCATTTCATTGCCATTCCAAGCAAATCTAATTCCAGCATCATCAATATCTAATCCTTTAAGATATGCTTTAACAGAAGGTGTAGTAACATAAGCACCAGCACCTATATTAAGTCCACCAATTGAAGCTTCTAATCCAAGAATATCAGCATATGCTAAACCTGTAGCTGTTGAACCAGTTACGGCAGTTGCAGCATCACTTTCTAATGTGTCGAAGACATCATAAGTTACAGCTTTATAAATTCCATTCACAAGATTTTGAAGAATTGAATTATAAATTGCAGGATTTGTTTGTACAAGTGTTTCCTTAGTAATTGACTGGAATGCAGATACTCTTCTTGGAGCAAGAGTTAATGCTTCGTGAGCCATATCTGAAGTACTTGCATCACCAGCCTCAGATACAAATTCAGCTGTATCTTCTGCTAATGCAGGAACTACAAATTGTCCATTTAATCCAGTAAAAAATTGTACACCAATACTTCTTAAGAAAGCTTCACCAGGTGATGTTAAAATATCAACTTTATTAGCAACAGTTTTATTAATTATTGCAGATTGTGTTGATGTTATAATAGGATCGGCACGAAATTCAAATTTCTTTGATGCTCTTCCTTCCACTGCTTCCTGAAGCCAATCTCTAAATTCCTCTGCTAAAGGTTTTTCTTCATCCCTTTTTACAGGTTCTTCATCTTCAACTTCTCTTTTATTGAGAGTTTCAAGTTCTTCGTATTCACGAATTTGAGATTCAAGAGTTTTGACTTCACTATTTAAATCAGTATATCTCTTTTGTTCATCCTCATTCTTTGTACGATTTTCCTCGATAGCTTTTTCTACTATAGCTCTCATTTCATCAAGCTTTTCATTAAGCTTAATTTTTAAATCATTTATTTTTTTCATAAGAATAATTTATTTTTTTAATTTCTTTAATATTATACATTCAAGTTCGCTATGCTCTCGAACGTTTGTTTCTTGAGGTTTTTCTTCTTCTTCATTATCAAGAAATTCATCTAATCCTCTTACCACTGAAACTTCTGTTTCAGGATAAGCTGGATGCGTAACTGTTGAAATGTCATACAATCTGTTAATTCTCGATATCTCTCTAATGGGATCTCCATCAGGAGTTCGGCTCCAGCGTTGTCCTTCATCATCAACTGTAAAGGCAAATGAATTTTCGAAGACATCACCTCTTTCTATCATATTATATAAATCGTTTGCACCTGAAGTATTATTTAGTTCAGCAGTAAATCTTAAGCCAATTTCATCTTGCTCTAATTTTAAAGTATTGTTTATAGTTCTTGCAAATACTTTATCTCTATCGTGATTAAATGTCATATAAACATCATTATCTAAAACATCAGAGAATGCACCCGGTAAAACTCTTTCAGTAAATACTTTTCCGCCTTCAGCAATAAGTTTACTATCAACATTAAATTTAGCTGCATATCCTTCAATAATTTTCTTATTATCTTCATCAGTATATGCTCTAATTTCTTGTTCTTCAGGTCTATAAATTCGTTTTTCAACCATAACTATTTATTATTTTTATATATATTCATTACTCTATAGGTGTTGACTTATTTTTCTTATTGTATTGTTCGACAGACATTAATTGTGTAAGTAAAAAATGTTCATCACCACCTTCATATGCAGGAAAACCTTCCATTTTACATATTTGATTAGGAGTCATACTACCCATTCCGAATAGATTTTTCATATTATCAATTCTTGTTTTTGCATCTGTTTCAACAAGTGCATTAGTATTAAATTCTATACTAATTCCTTTTATTCTTTCTTCCGTTGTAAGAAGTTTAGATTCCATTTCTTGACGATACATTCTAAGAATTGGTCTTATAGTATTAATTTTATAATTCAATTGAAGTTGTTCAAGGTTATTAAACTTTGAACTTTCAAAGTTTCCTACTAAATGCGGAGGAACTCTATATAATGAAGCTATTTGGTCAGCATTAAATCTTATTGTTGCAATAAACTCTGCATCAGCAAAATTTAAGGTAATATCCTGTAATTCTGTAAAAGGAGGTAATGTAACTACCTTTCCCGCATTATTAAAACCACCATATTTTGCTGTAAAATCAGCTACTTTATTTTGCCATTCCTTAGGATTTATACCTTCAGGAACTATAGTTCTTAACGCTTTAGGAGAAGTTGCATTATTATCATAAAATTTATCTATAGTTGTGAATGCTTTATAAGTCGTAGATAGGTTCATTCTCAACTTTTCGATAGGATTTATGCCCCATATTCCATCATTACTTAATGATTTAAAATGTAATATATCATTTGCATTAATTATAATCTCTTTAGAATTCTCATTTTCCTGATATTTATAATATAATTCATTATTTTTAATATTAAATCCTACAATATGAGATGGATGTAGAATCTCTAAATTAGTTACTAATCCTTTTTTATTCCTATGAATAAAAGCAAAAGAATTTCCTTTAAGATTACGGATATATTCTAATGTTGAAAAAAATGTATTTGATGATGTATATGCATTAGGATTATAGTGTAATAAGCTATATCTATAATCATCTTTAACAACTACTTTACCACCATCATCTGTATTTTCATAAATATTTAAAGGAAAACTTCCTACATCTTCAGCTAAAATTTTACAACTTGTATATACAGTAGAAATATTTTCGGCTAAACTTAAATTAAAATTGTTTGATGTAAATTTTAAATAATCAGTAAATCTATCTAATTCTGTAGTTGTCTCTCCTTGTGTTATTTTGAACTTAGATATTAAGTTTGAAAATATTGACATATGAGTATTATTATTTTAATATATATTCTTTTATTCTTCTAATGATTTAAAGAATAGTGTATTTGCATTTGTATTCTGTCGTAGATATCCACATACTGCATTTAATAAAGATATAACACCATCAATAGCATCATTACTTTTATTCTTATTAGGTTTCATATTGCCATTCATATCTTTAAATAAAACGACATTTCGAAAATTCCAAATCATACATTTATTTGTATATATATTCATCTTCCTTTCATAAAATACTCCTTCTATAAATCTTAAAGCATTATCAAAATTCCTCACTCCTGGAGGAATAGAAACACACCATACTCCTTCCTGTTTCATTTCATTTAATAATCTATCAAAGTGCCAAGGATCATAATATAATCCTATCACATTATAGTCTTTATTAATCTGAAGTAAATGTTGTTTAACAAGATCATAATCGATGGTTTGAGTTTCACAAGGAATAATATCACCATCTCTAATCCAAGTATTTATATCAATGTTTCCTTTTCTTAAAACATTGTCATCTCGTTTCACAAAAAAGAACGTTGCCTTAGCATAAAACCTATCTCCACCATCCCATAAACATACAATTGAAGTTAAATCTCTTGTAGCTGATAGGTCAACACCAATATAACAAGGTAATTCCTTAACATCTTCATCCGAAAATGTTCCAAATGCCTCTAATAATGTGTTATTTTGAATCCATTGGGAGTTCTCTTCAAGGAATATATTAAACCTTTTCGTAACAAAATCATCAAATAATGATGGAATTGTCTTATTTGTGTTGAATTGGTCTTTAAATAATTTCATATCAAGGATAGTTCCTAAGGCTGGATTTGCTTTAATCCATATACTTTCATCCTCAATATCATCTCCTTCTTCCAATTCATATAATAAGTAGAAAAATCTATCATCAGATGATACACCTCTTAATACATTTCTTCCTGTTTCTACAAGTTGAGCACAAAAAGATTCTTTTCCATAACCTGCTGTAGAAATTAGAAATAGCATAGGATTCTCTTTAGTTCCTAAAGCATTCTTAATTACATTAAATTTTTGAGGGTCTTTATATGTATGTAACTCATCACATATTGCTGATGTAGGATTTAATCCTTCAAGTCTTTCAGAAATTGCAGGTACTGTTTTACACCAACCAAATCTTGAACGGTCTTTGAATATAATTTTATTAGAACGCATTGCTTCTAATCTTTTCGAAAGAACAGGAGAACAACTTATTATTTCTTGTAATGCTCTAAATGATGTATCATTTGCTTGATTTTGTGAACCTGCAATCAATATAGATGAAGGAAAATTAACTCCATCTGCCAACATAAAGTACAATTGTAATGCAGCACAAAATGTTGTCTTTCCATTTTTTCTTCCAACAAAAAGAAAAGCATATAAATACTTCCTTGTATTTGTACCTTTGTAGTATAATCCAAATAATGCTAAAATGATAAATGCCTGAAATGGCTCAAGAATAAAACGTTTATCTTTATCAACGTATAAATAACTAAAGAACTTATAAACATTTTCTACTGCTTCAGGTCTCCATTCTAAATCTTTTCGTTGAATATCATTTACGTGTCTTTTTATAGCAAGTTTTATATTATCATTTGTTATAATAGAACCATCTTCTACTCCTTCACAATAATCACTTGCTGTTTGCCAACATTGTTTAATATATTCTTCTTTAGTTAAAATCTTGGTCAAATTCGTCTTTGTTCTTTTCTTCTATAAGTTTTAATGCAATACGGTCTTTTCGATTTATACCTAATTTTATTGAACATTGAGCAACTATACTTATACATCTATCATAGGTTCCAAATGCGGGGTTCTGTTTTGTTGTAGGAATTCCATTACCATTAGGTATTGTAACTATTAGTCCTTCTTCCTTTATTTGGTTTTTAAGTATTTGTGCAAACTCAAGATTATCTAATAAAATATCTATTTGAATATCATCTACATTAGGGTCGTAATTTCCTTTTTGATTTAAATGCTCTATAATATTATCTCGAAGACTTCTATTCATATTACTTTAATTATTTAGTATATATATTCATTAGTACTAATAATACAGGAGATGGTTCCAGATGAATCGAGTAGGGTATAATAATGAATAAGTTAAAAACCCCTACCTCATAAAAAAGCACTGGTTGTGTGAAAAAAATAGAGTGGTGTATATAGATACCTGGGACCCCTATCATTTCAACTACCCCCTCTTTTAAAAATAAAAAACAAAAGAGCTCAGCTACTATTCTTCACTAAGCTCTTCCGATTGGAAAAAATATTAAAATCAAAAAACTTCAATATATATATTCATACATTATTTAAATACTTTTTATTATGTAACTCTTGGTTTGTTTGTCTTCCATCTGTATATCCTTTGTTGATATGATAATTACCTACATTACAATATATCTTAAATCTTTTAAGACCTAAAGATTCTTGTACCTTAGTAGCCCAATATGATAACATCATCTTATCAATTGGTCTTCCATTTATTTTACATTCAGACCTGAAGTTAGCTATCATTATTAATTTCTTTTTGTGTATAAGAAACTGTATGCTCAAAAGACAGGCATAGTTCTCATTATTATGAGTCATTATAACTTCTTGTCTTGAATCTGGATTATTCTTTAAGTTCTCTATAAGCTTAGGAAGTCTATGCTCTACTCTTCCTTTATAACAGGTTTCATCTACAATATCATTATATTGAATATACTTAAATGTATGTATTGGATTATAGGATATAGTATAATGATAATTAATCTTAGGCTTCATTATTGTATATTACATATTATTTTTCCTATAGATGTTATATCTACTTCAAAATATGGAATATCATTATAATATATAGGTTTATACTTTCCATTAGATAAAGAGCTATATATTGTTGTATATTCCCATCCTTTTTCTAATTCAAATTCTGGTATTAAAACATTAAGCTCATAATCTGTATAATTACAAAATGTCTCAAATAATGTTACATTTAAAGTATCTATATAATAAGTATATTCAAAATACCAAGGAGCAGAAGTTGGATCATTAGAATTATCTGTTATTGCTCTTACTTTTTCTATTTCATATAAGTAACAATCAATACAATATTCTTTAAATTCTATAGGTTCTTTTTCACAAGAAGTAAAAGCTAATACCACACCTAATATTATAATCAGGTATATAATCCATAATGTTCGTTCTTTAATTGTTTTCATAGTTCTATTTTTTATATTTTATTATGAATTCATATAAAATACCTTCAATTTTAGTAATATATGGTGCTCCAAATTCTTTATTAATTTTTTTCATTATTCCTCAATAGTTTTTTAATAACGTTTACAACAGTATATTCACTATAATATATGTCATATTCATTAAAGTGAATATGTTCAGTCATTAATTCATTACGAATCCATTCTGGAAATTTTTCAAATTCACAAAAAGCTTTTTCACGCTTTTTATAGTCATTATTTTTAGGCTTATTCTTTTTCATTATTCTTCAGCTATATAGATAGTTGTAGGTCTTTTATAAATTACACATTCTTTTTTTGCTATAGTACTCCAATCTTCTACATCATTTATATTAGGTTTATTCTCACATTTTATGGCATAATGAATTTGACATCCAGCAATTATAATATACTTTTTATCATCACCTACTTTAGCAAACCAATTTGTGCTTACTCTATTTGTTTTAATTCCAAGAATATTATCTTCTACTATTTCTACTTCACCCCAAGCAGCTCTATATTGTTTGCCATCAGGTGCATAAAACCAGTTATCTGTTGTTATTAAATATTTGCCTTCCATAATTCTTTTATTTTATTATGAATTCATATAAAATACCTTCAATTTTTGTAATATATGGTGCTCCAAATTCTTTATTAAGTTTTATTTTTATAGGATTATCATAAAATTCTATATACACTTTAGGTGAGATTGTGTTATACTCAAAGTCTATAACAAGCTTACATATATTAGGTATTTCTTGTTTTGATCCATCATCATATATTAAATAAACTTTAGTGTTTATTCCATATAATTTTTCATTTGTTTCAATTCTTATTTTTATCATAGTTCTTTTATTTTATATATTCTTTTCATTTAAGTGAAAATTGCCACTTAATGTAAGATATAATTAAATATAATCAATATCGATGACCTGTGGAATAGCTTGATTGTTAAGTAATTGTTAAAATTTAGATGCTTCGAGAGGGCCCTGAGTGCCCTTAAATGATTAAAAATTCTTATGTGTATATATAATTAAGAATGAATAAATTAATGAAAAGTGTACCACATATAGGGATATTATTACCTATAGGCTATATTTAGTTAATTTAAATTTATGAAAATTCTCTCTCAAAGCCCGCTCGATATCTCCTCGAAATTCTTTCGGAAAATATAAACTATCGTGAACTGATAAGCACCCGTTCTCCACGAATTCATTACAAACCGGTATAAATATCGAAGCTTCTAATTTTTGAAGAGATAACCAGATTTCCTCAGTACTTTTCTTAATCTTTATTAGTTCATATACTTCAGGAAATTCCTTTGAAATGAGTTGTTGAGCTGAATTAGTTCCTTGATTTTTTTTGTATAGATAGTTGAAGAATAGCTTTTTTGCTAATGTTCTTGATTCATCGTAAGAAAAGATATCAGTAAATCCCCAGTTTTCTATAAGCCAATCGTATAAATCACTATCAGTAACTAATTCATAAAATCTTTGTACTTCTTTATTATTAGGATATTCTTGAAGTAAAAGAGATGAAAGGAGATAAGGTTGAGAGGACTTAAGGTCAAGAGAATCAAGCGGCTCACCTTGGTATAAACAATATTCTCGTAGTTCTTTCTTCATTAAATTAAAAGAAGTGAATATTCTTCCGGTTCTTTCATCCTCTGTAACAATGATATTCTCTTTATTATGTATTGTAATAATATCTCGAACTACTCGTAAGAACTTTTCATTAGAAAATTGTTTAGCAAAAGAAATAGCTTTATTCATATCAATTTCTAATGATTTGATTGTATTATAATGTTTAAGTAGAATAGGGTCTTCAGGTATTTTTGAGTATTTGTAAATTATGTTATAAGTTTTTTCAGAAATCTCACAAAAAATAAGTTCAAATTCTTTATCAATTACTTTAGAAGTAAACTCATTTGTATATCCATAAGATTTACAGTAAGGTTTATGCTTATAATTAGAATAAGATGTAGAAGTAATAATATTTAAGTACTCTAAAATATCAATCATTTTCTTAAATTTCCATTGACCATTAGACCTACCAAAATTGTTTCGTATATCTCTTGGTAAAGGGACTAAATTATTCTCTTCATTTGATTTTTCAAGAACATAAAAAAGGTGAAGAAAGTCTTCTTTTTTTAATGACTTATCATAATAATCTTGAAGTAATTCATCAATAAGTAGTATAAATCCTTTTGTAAAATAAATGCCATATTGTTTTTGCATTAATTAATAATTATTTTAATAAAAATCCTTATTAAATACTCCTACGTACCAAAGTTTCTTTAATAAGGATTTTTTGAAACACTAAACGAATATTTTTATAAAAATCCGTAGTAAAAAGAATAAAAGAATAAAAAAAAACTATATAATGAAATAATGCAGTATCTACGAAATGTATATTCTCTTACTACGGATTTTTATTATATATTATTTTATTATTAAGCTAATTAAAAACATTATCATATTCTTCACCCCAATCATTAAGTTTATTTATTAAAGAACCATAATATTCTATTTCATCTTCATTTAAATTATCATCATAATTAATAGGATCTTTTTTCCACATTTCTATGATATCTTTTCCTGAATATCTAATTGTAGGACTGATATCTTCCATAATTCTATGATATTTTATTTTATATATTCATATCATTTTTGTGAAAATTGCCACTTTTTGTTAACCTGAGTATATGTAGGTTTTATGTATCTATGTTTATCAAATGTTTTTTTAGCGTGACACTTCTTACAAAGACCTTGAAGATTATCTGTCTCAAGTATTCTTTCAGGAGCATCTTTAATGTCCTCTATATGGTCAACTTCTGTAGCCAATATATTAATACCATTCTTTTTACATTCAACACAAAAAGGATTTCTTTGTAATACTATTAATCTAATAGTTTTCCATTCTTTAGTTTGATAGAACTTTTGTCTTCCTTCAACAGTTTTTAAGTCAATATATCCTTTACTCTTTTTTCCCATTATATTTCTTCATAATTTTCATTAATAACTCTATCTATAAATAATGGTCTATTCGGTATTCTATCATACATTTTTATCATTTCTTTATAATGCTGCCTATTACCTGAATTAAAGTTTGTATTTAGATTTGCACATAAACTTTCATTATGTATTCTTCTTAAAAAAAGTATCTCATTTAAATAAAGAATTTTAAAATGGTCTTTAACTCTATGTAGAAATTCAGTATCTGCTGCCATATACCAAGGCATATATCCTCCTGATTTTTCAATAACATTATGCCTCATCATTAGTGTACCATCAGGATATTTAGGAATTTCTCTATCAGTTGTATTTGTAGCAGTATAATATTTTTTGCACATAAATCTTATTATATCATAAGAAGTTATTTTTTTTAATACTTCTATCATATTCGGAAGCATAATATCATCAGCATCGAATTTTAAAATATAATCATAAGAGACCTTATCTAAAAGAGTATTATGAGTTATATAAGCACCTTTATTTTTATGCATATAAAATACTCTTAAATTGGAGTAATTATCTTTAATTTCTTTAACCTTATTTAATGTAGATTCGCAACTATCAATACCTATAATAATTTCATAATTCTTATGGTCTTTAAAATATGTTTGATTTTGTATAGAAGTTAAACATTCTTCGATATAATCCTGAGCATTATAAGCTGCTATTAATATTGATATTCCTTCTTTCATTTTGCTTTTCCTGCTTTTATTTTAAGTTTATGTAATTCAGTAATTGGAATACCTTTTTTTGATTCTGATATTTTTTTCTTTGTTTCTTCTGAATGTTTAAATCCTTTCTGTCTTTTTCGAGTTTTATATTTTTTAAAAGTACTATTGTAATTTTTAATTGGTTCGTGTTCATAATCTTCATAAATAATGACTGTTTCCTTTCCAATTTTAAATATTTCTACTGCATAAGGATTATTTTCATCTTTTAATGATTCTATAAATTCATTAAGTCTTTTAGATACAGAATATTTGTACATTAGTTATCTATTATTTGTGATTTATTTTCTTTAGTTCCATAAGGATCATTAACTATTTTTCGATATTTTTTTGCTATATCGATAAATGCATCCCTCGCATTTTCATAATATTTTTTATAACGCAACATATTATATGTTGTAAGTATTAAGGTTATTAATACCAGAAGTAATGCTATTATAAATATTGTTTCCATAGTTCTATATTTATTTTATTTATTAAGCCTTTTCAAAAACAAGTGTATTATATCTATAATATGTAGGTAAATATTTTAGTGTCTTAAAAATATTCATCTTATTTTCATTCACATTATATCCATAATGCATAAATTGATCTATAACATATTGTAAAGGCTTACAATTATGATGTCTTCTTCCAATTTGTCCAGGTGCAGCTACAGATAGTATAATATATTTTGGGTTAAATGATAATATATTTTTTACAAATATTTCTTCAAATTTCTTAGGTATATGTTCATATGTCTCTAATGATAATACAATATCAACTTCTTTATTTAAGTTAAGAGGATTAGTTAAATCAAAATGTAAAAAATTTTCATTTTTAAGTTGATGATTATTCTTTGACCCAACAGAAAAATCAATACCTAATACTTTCTTTTTATCTTCAAGAGGTTTTATTATATCACCTACACCACATCCTAAATCTACAATACTTTCAAATTCAAAATTTTCTAAAATATAGTTTGATATATTTCTTCTATATTTAAAAGCATTTCGTTGATTTAAATCTCTTTCATAAAAAAAATCATCATAAACTGATGCTTCATAATTTGCATCATATATACCATTTAATCTTCTTCTTTTGTGATTATATGATGTGCTATTTAATCTTTTTCCTTTCTGTTGTTTTATCATAGTTCTTTATTTATTTTATTCTTAATTTAATGATAAGTTTCCCTTAGCATCAATTTTTTCATCATATTTTAGAAGTATAACATCTTTATATACTTTAATTTTATTACTTCTAAACGTTTCCGCATTCATTAACATTGAATGAATTTTAGGTTTTGTCTTATACCATATTTTAATTCGTTCTGATAAATTAAAAATGATGAAATCCTTTTGAGATTTTTCTTTAGTTTTAAAAAAGTTTATATAATATATTATATCATAATTATATTTTTCTGCACGTTTTATAAGATTATGTAATTTATCAACTTGTAGTATATAATCTGGATATTTATCAATATTATTATTTCTCACCTTTATTTCACCAATTATTATTTTATCCGTTTCTGTAGTTACTATAAAGTCATAACATATATGCCCTTCTGTGAAAGAATATTCTTTAATTCCTTTCATATTATTAAATAGTATAGAGGCTAAATATCTTTCTTTTTTCTCGTATTCTTTTAATCTTGAAATCACCCATTTTGAGTAATTTTAATTTGCCTGACACAAGCCAGTTAATTTTAATTTTCATATCAATAAATTTTATTGTTCATCATATCTATAAAGTAAATTTTCAAGTCCATATTTATCAGGTCTTTTTTCTACTTTAGGTTTTGAGTCTCCTTCAAAATAAATAGTGATTTTACCCATCATATCTATATCAACATCAACATCTCCGTTGGTTACTTCTTCCATTAATTCTATAAAGTCATTGATTACCTTAATAAGGTCACCACTTTTTTCATATCGTAAATGGACTGGAATTTTCTTTGATTTGCTCATAGTCTATCTTTATTTTAATTATATATTCTGATAGAAAATGAGGAAAATGCCACTTAATGCACACACCAAATGAATATATATTATGTAACGCAATTAGCCATATTGCATCTTTTCCTGGATAAATCATAGTTCTATAGTCAATCGACTATTTCCAGGTTTTTAGAAAGGGCCTCAGGGGCCCTTTCTTTTTTAAATGTCTGTAAATCAGAGACTTTTTTCATTTTTTATTTTATCGAGTCATAGATTAATATTAGATTTATATCACACTGATTTATAGATGTTTAACTAAATTTTACAAAAATGAAAAAATTTAAAACAATTGAAGAATGGCTAAAGACAAATCCTTCAGAAAAAGAAATGGAAAAAGTACTTAACCTTATCCATAGAGGTGAAACTAATAGAGCTCGTAAAGAGGTTTATGAAAAAGAGGCCTATTTAAGAAAGCTCAAAAGGACCGGAGATTATTTGGTTAAAATTGACTTTCCAATTCCTGAAGAAATAGCTCAAGAAATTAAAAGAACCAAAACTGAAATTGAAAGTCTTAAAAAAGACCTTCCAATACCTGCAGCTCGTGCTAAAGTTGAGAAATAGTTCTTATTTCTCTTAACTTAAGGGTCTCAAGTAATTGAGGCCCTTTCTTTTTTAACAACATTTTAACAACGAAATATTTGGTAGTTTCAGTTATTTTTACTATATTCATAGTAGAAAGTTAGAAAAAGAGTTCTTAAATTTTTCCTAAAAATTTAATGGGTAAAATGCGTCAAAATTTAGAAATGAATTTTAAGGGAGAATCCTTTGTGTCTAACCTAAGTGAATTATTAATTAAAAACTATGAAAAATGAAAACAGTAACTGATGAAGAACAAAAAGACTTTTTTATTAAATTAAGTAATTACATTATTAATGAATTAGATTCCATAGCGAATAGTTCCATTGAAAACAAAAAACGTTTTATTGAAACTATAAAAAACTATGGAAACAATCTTGATAATGGTGTTTATTCTTATTTGAGAGTTAAAGAAGATGATAAACTTAATAATAATGTTGCCTTTGGTATGATTGCTATGACAATAGGAAAGGTAATGTCAGTTTCCGATTATTCAAATGATGATTATTTTACAAATTATATTAAGTATATCGACAACATTTTAATAGTTACTGATAACCATAAAAAAGAGTCACCATATATACAAACTATCATTATTTATTTGACAAATGAATTTTATAAAAACTATAAGAAATGAAAAAAACAAAACAAGTAGATTACAGTACAGTTATATTTGATATAATTGAGTCTATTCCTGAATTGGAAACTAAAGAAGATGTTTATTTATATTTGGAAGATTTAATTCAGGAATTTATTTATAGAATTAGTGAGTCATATGACCATCAAGGTCCTAAGGAAGAAATACCTGAGTTTAAGAAGTTTTTAGATGTTATAGAAAAAAGAAGAAACGAAGAATTTTATTATTAAAATGAAAAGTTTATCAAAATCAAAATTAAGAGCAATAAAAAAGAGGGCCTCTAAGACCCTCTTTTTTTATGAAATATATTATCTTAAATCTAATATTAAAGTTTATCTCGTATTCTTAGATTTATCCACGTGTTAAATATTGGAATTCCTTAAAGTAGCTTAAATTTCTATCAACAATTACATTCTTTGAATAAACTGAAAATACAATTCTTAATGGTTCAGGATTTCCAAAGGCAAATACTTCAGCATAAATAACCTTTTCATTTTTTCTTAAAGGATATTCAAATTTAAGATTTGAATTTTTAACTCTGTATAAGAATATCCCATTTACATATTTTTCTATAAATTCTCTTTTTATATTATATTCTTCACTATAATAATATTCTATTAATGTATCTGCCATACTTAAGTCTTGTAATGATTGTAATGAATTTTTTAGAAGTTCTATATTATTTTTAAATTCAATTTTATTCTTAGTAATTTCTTCCATATTACTTTGAAGCTCTACATCTTCAATATATTCTTCTGCATAAAGTTTAAGAATTCTTTTACGTTTTGATTCTAACTTCTGAATTTCATTCTCATAATATGTAATTTGTTGTTTTTTATTTTCAATATTACTATTACTTATTACATCTTTATGAACTTGTATCATACTATCTTTATGAAAGAATAATTGTTTATAGATAACTTCATCTACTAATTCTATTTTTAAATAACCAATTGATTTACATTTCTTATATCGATCTCTATCTCCTAAATCTAAATAATATGAATATTTATCTATTGTATTAGTTTGTGTAACAAATGAATATCCACAATGACCACATTTCATCATTGACTTAAATAAATATTCATATTTTGTTCTATTAATATATCCTATATTATCTTCAAATCTTTTTTGTGCTTTATCCCAGGTTTCTTTATCTACAATTGCAGGTATTGAAATTACAACATCTCTATATTTTCTTTCTCCTTTATAAATTGGTCTTTTAACCATTCTTCCAATAACAGATGCTTTCCAAGTAATATCAACCTCTTCACCTGTATAAAGTTTTCTTGTGATTCCTTGTATCTTTTTTCTTGTAGGAATATTTAGACTATTAAGTTCTCTGGCTATTCGATTAAGTGCCCATCCTTTAATAATCCAATCATAAATTTGTCTTATAATTTTAGATTCTTTATCATCTATTTTTAGATATCCTTTATCATCTTTTGTATATCCATAAGGAAGAGTGCTATATCCTATCGCTTTCCCTTTTTTAACTGCAGCCATTCTACCTCTAACACCTCTTTCAATAAATGTATTTCTTTCCATTTCTGCCATACTGGATAAAATAGAAAGTAACATTGTGTTTGCTGCATTATCAGAAATAGATGAAAGGTTTTCTTTTTTAAAATGAATATTGACATTATGTTTATTAAAGAAGTCAATTTCATTTATTGTCTTTACCATAGATCTTCCAAGTCGAGAGATTTCCCAAATACCTATATTCTTAATATCATTATCAAGGACATATTGCTTCATTGCATCATACTCCTTGCGTTCAGCATTCAGATCATATCCTGAAACTTTTTCTCCAAAAACTCCAACAACCTCAAATTTATTTAAGGTTGCCCATTTTTTTAAGTCTTCAAATTGGGACTCATAATCTTGGTCCTGTGTTGAGACTCTACTGTAAAGGACTATTTTTTCCATAACTTTAATATTAAATTATGGAATAAATATATACAAAATTTTTGTTAGTATAAACAAAAAAACTACCATTAATATAGTAGTTTCTTTAATTATATTATATAATTGATTGAATATGAATAAAATATAAGAATATATTTTATAATTTATTATTAAATATTTTTATTTTTTGCCTTTATATTTATTAAATGTATATACTATACTACATTACTTTGTAATTCTTCAACATCACTCTTAGTAATATTAAGTTCATTTTTAAGTTCAGTAATACAATCATTTAATACATCTATTTTATTAATTATTTCATTAAGATATTTAAAAACATTATCAAATTGTTCATCATATGCATCATCTTGCATAGACATCATACGTCCTATTGTATGTAATAAATCTATAGCAGCTATATCGGATGTTTTTTTACTTTTAATACGTTTTTTAACATCATTACATATAGGTATTTTTTCTAATTCATATTTATTTTTTTTATTATCCATTCATTATATATTATTTTAAATATTTTATATTATTGAAAATATAAATTGAGCTATAAAAAGTAATCCTATTAAGCTTCCAAGTATAAAAAATAATTTAGGATATTTTTTAAACATTTTATATTCTAATAAATTATTTTGAATTTCTTTAACTTCTGTTGTATTAGGACATTTATTATATCTTTCTTTTTCATTTAATTCTAATTTTGTAACTCTATCATTTGTTTTCGTTGTTTGTCCCTCTATTCTATCTAATTTTATACTAATATTCTTAAATTCTTTATAATTTATATTAGCATTTGCTTCTATTGCTGCATATATTCCTCTTATTTTTTCATTAAATAATTTTTCCTCATTATTCATATTACATAATTATTTTAATATTTAACAGCTTCTAATACTATAAATGAGTCTTTAACTACAGTATAAATAGTAGTTCCATTTTCAATTGTTATATCATATACATAATTTCCTGGGTCAACACTCGTATCTGTTGATGATAAACTAAAAGATAATGTTGAAGCATCTGTTACACTGCCTGTTGAGGTTATTATGGATGTAGAACCTGAAGCCCTTGATTTGACAGTAAAATAAGGTATATATGTGCTTAAATCTGCAGGCCCTCCACCTATAACACAACCAATTGACCTTGTATTATGTTGATATATTTCTATTCTATTTGTTGCCATAATTTATATATTTATTTTATGTATTTATATTAGCTGAAAATGTACGACCTGCACCTGTAAAAATTGATGTTAAACTAACAATATCAGCATTAGAAGCTCCATCCGTTGGAGGCATATTAGTACCTCCGTGAACATCAACAGCTAAATTTGCAGTAGGACTATTTGAACTAAAATATGTATTCATTTTAGAAAAGATAGCATCAACAGATGTTTGAGATAATGAACAATCATCAGCATCAAAACCTGTAAATTGTTGTGTTAATACATCAGGTAAAATAATTTCACATAAATTTGAATTATTTTGAATATTAAATACACCACTAATTCCAGTATAACAAGATACATCAAATGTTCCTGTCAAATCACAGTTTGATACCCAAAAATTATTCATTGAACTCGTATGACTATTATCACCATCAAATAATATATTAGTTAAATTAGGACATAGATATGCATAGAAATAATTCTCTGGAAGAGTTGAAAATCCTCTCATATCTAAAACTCCTTCAATACCTGCTTTTGTAGCATTAAAATTACTACAACCGCAATTTGAACCTTGCGGTGGAAGTAATACTGTAGTAAGTTCTGGAGTATTATCAAACCATAATATTCCAGTTAAACTAGTAAAATCACTAAGATCCAATGTACCATAAACTGAAGTATCACCAATATCTATAGATGATATAGCATCTGCACCTGAAGTAGTTCCTTTAGTTACAGTCACTATTTTATTTCCAGGTGATGAATATGTATGATCTACATCATTTGCAGAAATTGATGTGTCATCTCCAAAATCCCAATCTAAAGTACCTCCACCAGTAATTCCAAATGCAGCAACAAAATTTTCATCGTAAGCGTTAGTATAAATTTTAACAATATAATCTTTTTCTGCTCCTACTGGTAATTCAATTTTATAATCTAATATTCCGTGTCTTAATATAGTACTCATATTATTATTTTAAATTTCCGAAGGCATACCATATATTACTACCTTTATGAATAACTGATGCTGCAGCATATTGGTCTCGAATTACTACTGAACCATCTGTTGTATATAAAGTTGTTGTTGCAGATAATGTAATATCTCCTAATCCAGAATTAACAATTGTAGTTTGATATCCTGTATTTAAAGAATCAGGTAATGTAATTGTAAATGTACCTGATGCATCAATTAAATTATTTGCATTTAATGCAGCTACAGTATAAGCTCCTGTAATTCCTTGAACTGTTGCGTCACCTTCTCCTTGAGTTCCTTGAGAACCTGTAATACCTTGAATTCCCTGTATACCTTGAATTCCCTGTATACCTTGAATTCCTTGAGTACCTTGTGCTCCTTGAGAACCTGTTATTCCTTGAATTCCTTGAGAACCTGTAATACCCTGAATACCCTGAATACCTTGAGCTCCATCAGTTCCTTGAGAACCTGTTGCTCCTTGAGAACCGGTGATACCTTGTATACCTTGAATACCTTGTATTCCTTGTGTACCTTGAGTTCCTTCACCTGTTATTCCTTGAATACCTTGTATACCTTGAGCTCCATCAGTTCCTTGAGAACCTGTTGTTCCTTGAGAACCTGTTGTTCCTTGAGAACCTGTGATACCTTGTATACCTTGAATACCTTGAATACCTTGAATACCTTGAGCTCCATCAGTTCCTTGAGAAC